TGGTTGTTCTGAAATTTGTCTTGCTGATACCGTATCTAACTTACCAATTTCAGCTGCATATGTTTCATACTTATTAGAGTTGGACAGCAATACAAAACAATGTTCGCCAGGTTGCAAGAACAATGGAGAATCAAATACAAATTCTGTGTATTTGGTGGCATCATCCAAATTAGGAGATGTAGTTGTCTTAACTTTATCTGGTGTCAATGTAACTGTTGAATATGGATAAATCAAAGATGTTGATGGGTATCCGTTTACAACAGAACGAACTTGTAGTGTAACAGGTACAGTTGGATCTTTTGTCTTAAAGCAGAAACGAGCCTTAGATAGAAAAATACCTTGTGGATAATTTGAAGGAGATACTAAGAATGTTTGTGCTAATGGGTCATACCAACCAACAACACGTTCAGTAACAGCTGTTGTCGTAACAACACGGTCATCTTTAACAGCAACCCGTTGAATTGTTGGAACAGTTGCAGAAATAATTGTGTTTTCTGTTTGTTGTAAAATACCTTGTGCAAAGAATGTGGCATCTCCATTTGTAGAAGATGATCCAATATCACCACTTGAGGTGTCAATCAATCGGAAGTTTTTCTCACCAATACGAAATACACCATTTGGAATATTGAACACACCAGCAACATCGCCTGCAGATGTTGTTGTTAGATTACCAATTGAGTAAATAGAACTAGATGTTGGTGTGGTTGTCCATGTTCCAACAATCGTTAATGTTCTTGTAGCAGCAGCATAAGAAGATACTGTTGCAGATTGACCTGCACCTGTGCCAGATACAATGTAAACTGTTGAACCAGCGTAATCACCTGTGTTGTTTGCACTTGTAGCATCCACAGACAATACGATTGTGTTAGATGTAGCCGAAGTTACAAATCCAGAATAATGGTCATATCCATCAATTTTAATTGTTGTACCACTAGATTGTCCAACCAAATTCATGGTTGCACCATTTAACGATCCTGAAGGATTTAAATTAACTACAAATGCTTCTTTATTTGATGTGCGAACAACAAATGCTGTTGCAACAACCGTGCTAGTTGCGGTATTCGTTACATTGACTTTTTCTGCATTACCTGATTGTGTAATATAACCTAAATTATTAGAACTTAATGTAAACTTGTTTGCACGAGCAATATATTTGTTTACGCTAATATTGTCAAAGAAACCAAAAAGTTCTGTGGTTGGTTTGAAATCAGAGCAAGTAAACAATATACCACGGTCACGCATATAAGGAATAATTGACACATCAATAACACGGTCACCCAAGGATTGAGTGATTGTTGATGGTACAACTTGCGAGAATACACCAGAGCGAGTTTGAGCTTGAGATGTTGTAGTGGTTGTTACTTCAACAAGAGCTGGGCGTCTGTCAGCAACATACGAAGAACTTGTTACTCCTGTCCAATATGTTTCCCAATTGCCCCATTCATAACTGTAAGCATCTCGTGTAATTAAAGCCCATGCGTCTTTATCACCTTCAAGGTTTACAAGAACATCTGGTTGTTTGTCTGTATCAATCCAAACATCTGATGGTGGGTCTAATTGAATTTTACCAATGTAGTTTACAATATTAAATGGGTTAATATTATATACTTTTGAAGATTTATTTTGGTCAACAAAAACAGTATGTGTTGCTGTAGGCATCACAATTGGACCAGCCTTCAAATAATTAGATGAATTTGCTGAATCAAATGTTAATAGGTGTGATGTAATATTAAATGTTGGCCTAATTTCTTTTCTCTTAGGGTCAACAGCAATAGAATAGTCATTATTAGTTACATCAGCAACAGAAGTGCCATCAAAAGAATCTACAACAATACCATTTTTAAATCGTGGTAAGTTTGTAGAATCCAAAATAGTCAAATCTTGTTTGTTCAATGCATTTTGTTCAAGCAAAGAAAGTGAAGTATAGTATTCTAAGTTGCCAATTCGTTTGTCGAGGTTACCAATATCACGCATTGTATAGCGTTTGTTATCAACATATTCAACATCAATATCAGATGTGTTGGCAACATAGGCAGGCTCACGAAGAATATACATTGTCATCGCACCATCTTTATCGTTTGGCTGAACAGGAGTTAACGATGGGTTGCCTTGGAGAACTTCAAAGGTACGATTCTTATTCAATATTACCTTGTCCGTTCTTGGTAGATAATATTGATAGTCTAAAAGTATGTCGGAACCATTCTCTGGAATCTTAGGACCAGTCGTGGTTGAATCAACATCAAAGCTGACGGTGTTTGCTGTCGCTGCTGATGTGGGTATCGACCTAACAGGTCTGTAATCAAGGCAATCTCTTAATTGATAAATTTGCCCGGTTGCCTGAGTTGTGTAAGAAGGAATACTTCCGTAATCGTATCCAACATAAGAATCTACGGTAAAGAATCCAGCACCAGATGAATTGAAACGATTAAATTTAACAACTAACGGGCCAGTAGGTGCAGCTGAACCAGCCCTTAATCTAATTGATGAATGGTCATACAATGAATCTCTTTGACCACTATCTAATGTGTATCGTGATGTAACATCAGTTGCAGTTGCTGAGTTAGCAACAGTAATTTGATTATTGTTAAAGTCTAAAACAGAAACTAATTCAATTACATCAGGAACAAATAACGATTGAACTGTACCTGGAGTTTTGTAAACTGTGTTGGCCATAATATGAACTTGACCGTTTGCAGTATAGAGTAATACTCCGTTATTTGCAAAGATACTTGTACCGCCAGATGTTTGCACAGTAGCATTGGCACCAACATATGTTTTACCTTTTGAACCAGGATTACTTGCATCAATTGTTGCAGTAATGTTTGCAACCATATTGTCGCCATTGGTAACAGTAATCTTACGAGTGCCTGTATCAACAGTAAACAGATTGGCAGGAATAATTTGGCCAACAGTATATGGTGATGATCCTGCAGTTGTTACAACAATTTGATAGTTTTCAGTTTTAGCAGAAGAGCTTGTGGCAGCAGAAATTGTTTCACCAGTACCAACAGTTAATGCTGGAGAATCCGAAGATGAAAATGACTGAGATGCATACAGGCGTTTATAAGAATATGAAAAGTCAGAAATTGTATTTTGTGCAATATAATTTTGACCAAGATTAAACAATAATGGTTCAAGGTTACTATCTGAAATAAATGTATCGTTATATGTTGAAGCTGGATCTTTAGATGAAGTATCAATATCAGCTGCGGCAAGACGAGTTGTACCGCTAACTATTGATAATGACTTAACATCATTAACTTCAAAGTCAATAGACCAATTAGATAATGAATTTGGTGTAGTAATGAAAGGCTCAGAAAGTTGAATTGTCTGAGTTGCACCATTGTAATTGGTAATTGTTTTTGGTGTTTCACCAGCACCAGGACCAGCAATAACTCTAAACTTGGCACCAACATAAGCAGTATTAGCAGTAGAATATAGTTGTGAACCAGTTATACTATTTGCAATCTGAACATAACCTGTATTTGTTCCTAAAACAACTACATTACCACCTGTAATAGAGCCAACATTCACATCAAACAAATATGTGCGATAAGTGTATGTTGCAGAATTTTGTGTATTTGCTGCGGAATCAAATGCAATAGATTTAACACGAGCTGTACCAATTTTAGTGTTAGTGATTGTGCCAGCAGTTGCCACATTGATTGTGCTATTTGATACACAATGTAAATCTACTGTTTGTAAACTGTTAATTGGTAAAGAACCAAAATGCGTATTTGAATACACATAATAACCATAGTCAGCAGTCAGTCGTTTATTATTTACTGAATCGGTTGTTCTTGGTTTATCAAATGTAATTGTTGTTGGTGCAATGGTTTCAAATTCGTAACCATAAACATATGCTTTACCTGGCGATAGAATGACATTAGCCTTTGCAGTATTAGCTGCACTTGTTTCTAATGCAAGTTTGAATGGTCGAACAGTATAGTTACCAGATTCATCATATGTTCTGCGTGCTAAAGTATCTTCAAGCACAGCATATTGTGGATAAATTAATGCGTAAGATAGAGTTCCATTTACAGTTCTAGCTAACTCAATAAATTGCGTGTCATCGGTAGAATCAAGCGTTCTGCTAGAAAGAATTAGTTCAATCTTAAATCGGTCGGCACCTGGAGCTTGAAAGTTGGAAGCATCTTGTGCTGGATCCAGCAACGAAGTATCTTGTGTATATTCAACAATAGATTCTGTAATTTGAAAACCAATTCTTGCATTGGCAGATGTATTATATTTACTGAGTGCTATTGTTTGAGAACTGTTTTTAATGAAAAAACCATCATAAAAATAAACACCATCACTTACAGAAAATGTTTTGCCAGTTCCAACACCACCTGTTGAAACGTTAGCAAAAACTGGAGCAGCTTCAACTGTGGTAATTGTATCACCAGCAGCAAAAGCTGTTCCTGAAATTTGTTTTACATAGATTGTTTTTGGATCACCAGTACCAGCATCAGCATCATAAACAACCACAACTTGACCAGTTTTTGTTCCTGCCAAATTGGTAATTGTTTTGCCATTAAAATTGTTAATATTAACCGCTGTACCAGCATAATCTGTGGCCACATTTAAATATGTGGAATCATGGATGAACAGCTGACCACCAGAAACGACAGAACCGTTTTTGAAAACGTGTTCACCAAAACGCTCAACTTGTTTTTGTAAAAGAGTTTGAGATTGTGTTAATTCACGAGCTTGAACAGCAAAACCAGGCTTAAATAATATCCGAAGAAACTTTTTATCTTCGTCAAAATCATCATAATATGGATTGACATTAAAATTGGTATTTAACGACATTAACTATTTTCCTTAGAATCTAATAACAAACTTGACATTTTCAGCTTGTCCATCTGCTCGTGTAACTTGTTGAATATTTTCAGCATACAATATATCACCGGTATATGGTTGAAATTCAGGATTGGTCAATTTTACAACAGTCCTGTTTATACCAGAATTTGCACCAATTAATGTGCCACCAACTGATACTGTTCCTTTCACTTTGGTCAATCTAACTTCATTTGCTGATTGAGCATTTACAAACCCATAAAAATAGGCACTATTAGAAGAAGCTCCCTGATAAACAAACTCGTTTAACTCAAAATTTGTACCAGCAATTAGTGTCAAATTGGTTGTCTGTGAAATCACAGTATTAGCATTTGAACTGATTACTGGAGAAGTATTACCGTATTTATACGGATCCCTTAGAAGTCCGTATTGTCTAAACGAGGTAGAGGTTGAAATTACTCCGTTTTCTGTGGCGTCAACTGCTCCAATTCTTTCTACAACCATAACATTGATTGCATCTAATTCTTTTGCAGGGTTGAAGCCGTGACCAAATTTAGGAGTAATAATGACTCTGGCATTTGCCGTATTTGCACCAGGTGTTGCACCAGATGTTCCTGAACCATAAATTATTGCATTGGCATATGAGTATCCAGTTCCAGAAATATCTACTGTAATTTTTGATATAGCACTATTTGTAATATTGGCAGAAGCTACTGCTCCTGTTCCATCGCCGTCAATATAAACTCTTGTTTTAAACGTAAGGTTATTCGCTGTTGTTCCGCCACCGTTTGCGGTTGTGGCAGTTGAAATAATAATTGAACTTGTGTTTGGATTTACGGTCGTTACAGTTGTTCCAGAAGCAATGCCTGTTCCGGTTACTGCCATATTTGCAACCACATTTGTAGTATTTGCAAGAGCAATTGTAGTTACTCCTGATACAAACGCCGTTGCGGTAATTGAAGGTTCAGCATATCCCTTGCCTCCGCCAGTAACTATAATTGTCGTTAATTCGCCATCAATTAAGTTTGTTGAGCTTACATTATAGTCCAACTTTGAGGTAGAAATTGGAGCTGGAATCCAATCTGTTGTCAAAAACCGATTAGAAGGTTTGACATTATACATATATTTCCAAATAAAACCATCGGCTGTAAAGATTGTTCCATTAGCCGTAGAATAATCTCCAGTAGGTTCTACTGTGGAAATAGAGTTTGCGTTGTTAGATAAACACTTATATACATTTCTGGCGGTAGTCAAAATATACATTGGTTGACTATTGCCACCAGCACCAGAATCGGCTGTCAATAATGTGTCAATTGATATTTTGTCATCAAACTGTTTGTATCTTTTTCCTGTTGTCCAATTAACACGAGGAATAACTAATTCTACATCGTTTCCAGTAATTTTTTTGGCCGCAAACATATTGTCCCATGCAGATTTCTCATCAAAAGAGGAATCAACTATGGAGTTTGGAGAAGATTCGTTTGCATACGGAACATGATTTCCAATGAACACATAACCAACTGTAGCTGGTTCCGGTTCATAGAACGATTCTTTGAACTGCTCTGCGTTATTAAACGAGAGTTTTTTGGAAGTATAAAAAGTTGCCATGGTTTAATGTTCTATTTATTATGTATTATAAGCAAGATAGATGCCTGCTGTGTTAGCAATGTTTATTTCACCAATCATTGCACCTGGATGAGCAGAACAACGATACTTATAATTTCCAACAGAGGTGTGTGGAATTCTCCAAAATAATGTTCCACTCACTTTACCTTGTGCATCTAAATCATAAGATAATGTTCCTGTGGTTGAAACATGAACTAAACCTGTATTATAGTCTGCGGTATTATCGCCAGTTCTAATATGAAATGGATGACCAGTAATGTTTAATTTAAATCCTAAAGTTGTGGCACTAAATGTTGATACATTAGGATTATCTAATACTCCATATTGAGAGAACCTATAAGCTGAAGTGCCACTATTTGTTACCTCTAGTATAGTTGTAGAACCAAATGATAACGCAAGATTTGCGGCAGTATTTGCGAATTGAAAACCAGAGTTAGCATGGCCAAAAGCACTATTCGCATAAGAACTGGCAGAAGCACTTGAGGCACTATTGGCAGCAGCAAATGCCGAATTAGCGTAACTAGCCGCTGAGTTTGCTACATCACTTGGTGTATTTGCCACAATGAATGAAGAATTGGCATGAACAAAAGCACTATTCGCATAAGAACTGGCAGAAGCACTTGAGGCACTATTGGCGGTAGAGAAAGCGGAGTTTGCGTAAGAAGATGCTGAATTTGCTACTTGAAATCCAGAATTAGCATAAGAAGAAGCAGAAGCTGCGCCACCAGCACTATTAGCCGTTGAGAAAGCGGCATTAGCGTAACTAGCAGCTGAATTTGCTACATGACTTGGAGTGTTAGCGGATAAGAAAGCGGAATTAGCATATGAACCAACATTTACTGTGGTGTTTGCAACGGCAAATCCACTATTAGCGTAACTAGCAGCTGAATTAGCTACATGACTTGGAGTATTAGCTGCCAAGAAAGCAGAATTGGCATATGACCCCGCAGCTGCACTTGATGCTGAATTGGCGGTAGCAAAAGCTGAATTAGCATATGAACCAGCGCTATTGGCTGAACGGTCTGTAAGAACAGACAATGACATTTTTTTAGTTGTTGGTGTTCCACTTTCTAAATCAACAACTAAGAATATTGTATTTTGCGTGTTAGCTGATGGAGCAGATAGAAAATTTAAAGCATTAATTTTTACCTTACTATTAATTGCTGTATTAGCCGTATTAGCTGTGGCAAATCCAGCATTAGCATAAATGGCTGCCGAATTAGCCACATGACTTGGAGTGTTTGCTCGTAAAAATGATGAATTAGCATATGAACTGGCACTATTAGAGGCAGAAAAAGCCGAATTAGCATACGAACCTGTTGCTATTGCCGTATTAGCAATAGCGAAACCAGAGTTGGCATACAAACCAGCGGAAATGGCGTTAACATCTGCCGTATTGGCGGCAGAAAAGGCACCATTTGCATATGATGAAGCTGAATTAGCTACATAACTTGGCGTGTTAGCTTGTAAAAATGCTGAGTTAGCATGGCCAAAAGCTGAATTAGCATAGGTTTCGACTGACATTTTTTTATATTTCCTGTTATAATGTTATAAGTTCATTACTTTCAGTAGTAATAGGTAAAGAATCTTCTGTAAATAATAGTAATGGTTCAACATCACTTAGAATAATCATTTCTTGTAAATTTGCTATTTGGCTAAATGGAGAACCAACAATTATACTGGTTGAACTAACAATTTCACTAATGTAACCAATTTCTGTATTGACCGCAACTTTTGTTCCAACAGAAATAATACCCAAAGTTTGTGCTAGAACAAAATTGGTATTTATGCCAGTTATATAAATGCTGTTGTTTACATTGACTGTTCCAGCAATAGTATTTGCCACATTTAAAGCCGTCTTATCAATAGTGGTATCAATTGTTTCATTAATCTTATATTCTGCATAATCAATGAATCCAGCCGGGTGAATTAAATCTTTAAACACATCTTTAAATTTACTAAATTCTACCGAAGATGAAAGTAAATATGAATAGTCAACATAGTATTCACGACCTTGAATTACTCTTTCTGAACTCGACAGTAAAGAATCAGATGTTGTCCAACGACCAGGGAAAGTAACATAACTTGGTTCAATTTCTGTATTTGCTGTAGCTGTTCCATCACCATATGTTGTTAAGTCAATTTGTGGAGCAAATTCGTAACCTTCACCAGCATCAGTAATTCTTATTTTTAATATAGCACCAGGATTCTGGTCAGATTGTGCTAACAAATTCTCACCATCTCCCATTAGAGCCGATACAGTCAAATTAGCATTAGAACCGGCTGTTGATGAAATGGTTATTGTTGGTAATTTTCTAGCATCATAATTTTGACCGCCTATTGGATAATCACCATATTTGCCAATTTTCTTATTAGTTGTAGCATAGTTAAAATTAACATTGACATTTAATGAGGTATTAGATGAAATAGAATTAATATACCGAGATTCATTATTAATCATAATGCGGTCGCCAACTCGCAAATCATCTTCAAACACAGTATTAGTTCCAATAACTGTTACATTGGTTGTTCCAAATGTATTTGCAGTACCACGAATTCTTGATGGTTGCAATTCAACTTTAGTGATTGCACCGATTGATGATACATTGGTTACGGCCGCAGCGCCACCAATGCCAAAAGTCATTGGAATGTTTTGTGCAAATATTAATTCGTCACCAATAGCATACCCACTACCACCATTATTAATTTCAATTCTACCTAATGAATGAGTGCTCAAAACAAAGTGTGTTGTACCATTAGCTTGAAATGGTGCCGAATCAGCTTCTAATGTTGGAACAGAAGCAAATGAGGCATTGGCAAATAAAATTGTTACATTGGTAATTGCACCAATACTTGTAACATTTTCAAAACTCAAAGCATCAATAATTTTTGAATTAACATTTTCAGTAACAATTGAAGCATTGAATCCATAATTAGCAGCATTAATTGCAATACTTCCATAATCAGCAATTCTATCGGTATTAACAACAAAAACATTTGCTGTATTTTGGCCAGAAACATCAACAGCACCAATAGCAAGTGATAAAGAACCTGCACCTGATCCAATTACATAAACATTTGAAGCAACTTTAAATCCTGCACCGCCAGCCAAAGCTTGAATTTTATTAATAAAACCAGAGAATACTTCTGAAACAACAGCAGAAGCTGAACTTGTAGGATTGCCTCCAGTAATTGTTACTGGATCTCCAACATTATAACTTGCACCACCATTAATAATGTTAATTGTTCTAAGTGAAGCTAACCCTAAAACTTCTATCTCAATTAACGAACCATCATCTGGATCTATAATATCTAATGTTGCATTTTCGCCTGTTGTAAATTCTCCAAGGAGAGTTTTTTTGTTTACATAAAGTTCAAAAATAGGAACAGTATTAACTGTTTTTTGTGAAACCCTTTCTACTAAAGCTGTAGCAGAAGAATCTGACCCGGTCAACTTACGGTTTGTTAAAATTTCAAAATTAAAATCATTATATAAAACTTTTATTTCAGAATTATTTGCCGGAGCAGAGTTGAATATTAATTTTCTGGATTCTTTGCGAACATAATAATCTGTGGCTTCGGTTTTCAAAACTCCATTCACATACACGGCAATTGTTTCTGCCGCAGCAACTTGAGCCAATTTAAATGTTGTTTTTGTTCCGTTACCAGTATAATTACTGTAAACATTTTGTGAGATACGGAATGCATTTTCAATCAACCATTTGCCATCAGAAGCACGCAAAATATTTTGGTTTGGTTGAATAACTTCTACTTCTTCATTAAATAAAAGACGGAATAAAAGTTGAAAAGATTTCTGATTACCTTTAGCCAAATACAAAGGCAATATTTGTTTGATTAGAGTGCCTTTGTCTACCTCAACATTACGAGGAATTAAACTAGCATAGGTATTGAAAAAGTTATTTTCAAATTCTGCAATAGAATAATCAACATCGGAGATATAACGAAGGTCTTTTGACTTAGTTATTAAGTCATTCTTTTTTGTGCCTTGTTTGTTTTCTAAGAACTCATAATATGCTTCCAAAAAAGCAATAAAATTAGGATGTTCTTCACGAACAAACTCCGGTACCTGACGATTAATCAGTAACGATGTTTTTTGGTCAGCCATTATGAACTATATTTCTTTTCTAATATTGTTGAAATTGCTATTGGATCATCTTCATCAATGGTAAGAATTGTGTCCCTTGTTGATTCAATAATTCCTTTTTCAGATTCAATTGATAGACGAATTAATCCATCAGTAGAATCAATGCTTAAAAACCGAATGTTATTAATGGTTACAATTCCATTGTCATAATCAATAGTTCCTGCATTAGAATTAATAATCTGCCTTTGTGCTAAACTATCATAATAAATTGTTCTAAGTGTACCTGTTTTACCATCAATAACAGCAAGTGCTTCTGCACCATATCCGTTACCGCCAGTAATTGAAACCGTGGCACGAGTATAATCAACACCACGATTGGTGATATTAATGCTTTGAATTCTACCATTAACAATCACAGCTTCTGCTGTTGCGTTTGTGCCATCACCAGTAATTGTAACTGTTGGTGTGGTTGTATATCCTGTTCCTGGATTAGTAATTTCAATTGAAGATATGCCAGTAAAAGATTGTGGAGATTCATCAAATTGAGCCGTTCTTACTGTTCCAGTAATATCAAATACTGTAAATAGTGTTGATGTTAATTTATTTGTTAGTGTTCCACGATGAATAGGTACATTATATTTAATTGTATAACTTACAGACTCATTCAATTGAGGTTGAAACCGGCGTTGAACACGAACAACAGTTTCAGAACCAATAATAGAATCACCATTGGTAGCATCAATAGCGTCTTGTAATTTTGAAAGAATGAATGTGCCAGCAAACTTGTTTAAATTGGTATCACGGTAATCTAAAATAGCTTGACGAATATTTGTTCTAATTGTGCCTTCATCTGAAGATGTTTTCTTTGGGTCATATTGAACTCGGCTTTCAACAATCAAATATAAAAATTGTGCATCACGAATTTCTGCACTTACTGATACAATTGATTTTGGGTTAATAATATCATCAATGATTCTTTGTTTTTCAGTTTCAGAAATAAAATAATTTGCTTTTGGTTTTAGTGCAATATAAACTTTACCAAAAACTTTTGGTGTTTCAGTTTCGCCACCCCAAACGGATAAAGAATCTACGCTTGGGTATTTTCTCTTAATATAAGATTCATAATCTTTAACTGTAACCAATCTGTTTTGTGTTGCATATTGAGCTGCAGCTGAGTATTTAATTGAATCAACTGTTTCACGAGTTGAACCACCAGATGCTACATCAACAACATCAACAACGATATCAGAATAAGCACCAATTGAAGAAGCTGCAACAAAACCATTCGTTTGGTTGGCAGCAACACCATTGGTAACCAAATATGTTACTGTAACAACTGCACCATCATTAAGTGCTTTGCCAACCACTCCATCACCAAAATAAATTTCGTAGTTTCCATTTTTACTTTCTTGTAAAAAATAAACATTAGATGTTGAAGTAATATCAAGAATATCTGTTACTTGATTATAAACTTGTGTTGATGTATTTCCCACATTTGGTGATACGGATACAGAAATTGTTGTTGTATCAATATTGTTATCAGGTAATACAAATACAGATTTTGGATTAGAGTTTTCAGTATAATTGAAAACATAACTTACCAATGAACCTTCATAAATGTCCAAATTTTCAAAGAAAAAAGAAGTGTTGGATTTTGTTACTGTGGTTTCTTCTAATACAACAAAATTATAAGAAAGACTATCAATTAAATTTGAACTAAATGTAAACCCTCTTGGAATAGTCAATGTTTCAGGTGTTGTTGTTCCACTATTCACAGTTACATTAACGATTGCTCGTGGTGCAGTAACAGAAAAAGGAATATAACCTAAAGTTTTGGCGTGAGAAACAACCGAATCTCTTAGTAAAGCAGTATCTAAAAATGCTTCGTTGGCCACCATGTTCAAGTAGTATGAATTGTAGTGGGTATTATAAGCAAGAATATCTAAAAGAATATTTAATCCAGCACCATCAAAATCATAGTCTTGAAATTGAGATTGTTGTTTTAAATATGCTTTTAGGTTTGTCTTGATTTGGTCAAAATCAAGGTCAGAAATCTGTAAACGAGCGTTAGCCATTTTCTTATCTAATCCGTTCTAAGAAAAAATTAATTGTAATTGGGTCGGT